GGACAGCAGATTTGTTAATAATATGTTGCATCAGCATTATAGAGGTAAAACGGAGATTGATCCAAAATCTCCTGCTGCTGAACGTATTAAAACATTAGACAAAATTTTTAAAAGATTCAATTTGTCTAAACCAGCAAAAGTTTATACAGGAATACCCGTAAGTGTTGAACATGCTTATAAAAAATACAAAGCTGATCGTTCTAAACCAATTAGGTTACACTTACCTGCTTATACTAGTACATCAACTAAGTTGCAACAAGCACACAAATTTGGTTCCGCGGGTGGAAATAATTTACTAATGATAGAACTTCCAATTGGAACACCTGCTGTAAGTCTTAAAAAAATAAGTAGGCACGCTCAAGAAAACGAAGTTTTATTACCAAGAGGAATGGACATTGAGGTTCAACCAACACCAAATGTTATTGAGAAGAATGGCGAAAAAATTTATGTTTGGAAAGCGGTAGCATTAGGTCATTCACCAATACAAATATTTCAGGATAAGGCATGAGAATAACAGAACTATTATCTGAAACTCAAGAGGCAATTGAAAAACTTCCATCTACTGGATATACCGGTGGAAAAAAGTCATTATATGTGCCTACCCAGTTCAAATCTGATGTTACAAAAGAGTTGCCAGGTGGTAGTGGATACTTATACACAATAGGGCCTGGGCAGTATGGCACTGATATACAAATATGGGATCCTAAAGGACCGGACTATATCAATTCACAAACGCCGCCGGTCAAGAAACCTCGAGAGTCAGATGGGGCTTATAACGAAAGAGTTCAATATTGGGAGTATGCCAATAAACGAGCATTAAAAACTCCTGGGCAATTGATTGGCAAATTGTCGATTACACCAGCGGACACAAGGACAAGCCATTTCCCATTACCCAACGCAGTAAGAGTTGATACTATTACAGTTGATGAAGACTATCGTGGCCGGGGTATTGCTAAAGCATTATACGGTATTGTATTAACTATTATGCAAGTGCCATTGGTTGCTGGAACTAGTCAAACAGCCGGCGGCCGTCAAATGTGGGTTAGCCTGGCTAGTATACCCGGCGCTAAGATAAAAGGGTATGTTGGGTTAGAAACTTATGATCTAAATTCTCGTAATATTGATACAGTCATGGGTCAATTGGGTGGTGAACATCTTGGCCAGGCCCAAGATGGGGAAAGATTTTTTACATTTGATGTACAACCTAACTCAACTGGGAAAGAATTAGAGGCTTATGTCAAAACTTCGTTGAGTAAAATATATGGCAGTGGTCAATATAATTCTGGACTATATGCAACTTGGGGTGGCGCATGAAAATCACAGAATTATTAATTGAAGGTCAAGAATCTCGAGCAACATTTGTTGACATGTTCAAAAAGTTCCTACCCTTGGCCATGGAAGTTCTAGAGATTGACAGTCTTCCCAAGATGGACTTTGAACCTGAGATACACACAGGCAGTCAGCCCAGCTTTGGTATGTATGTTAACGGCGAGAAAACTCTACATGTGGCAATACTTAATCGTCACCCTGTAGATATACTCAGAACAGTAGCACACGAACTAGTTCATTATCGTCAAGACATTAGGGATGAACTCAACGATGAAAGTGGTGCCACTGGTAGTCCCGAAGAAAATCAAGCACATGAGATAGCCGGAGTTGTTATGCGTCACTTTAATAAACGCTATCCCGAATTCTTACGCAGCAGGCCAATATAATGAAACTGGTTTACATACATGGCGCCAGCGCCACAAGTGAGAGCTTTAATCATATTAAAGAACATCTGGGCGGTGATAGCCTATGTATCAATTACAACAGCGCTGATGGTTTTGAAAACAATCTTCAAACCATGCAAACTACATTGGCTGAAGAAACGGATATATTCTTTATTGCTCATAGTCTAGGAGGCATATATTCGCTACACCTAGCCAATGCTATGCCCACACAGGTGCTAGGCGCAGTCACTTTAAGCACTCCTTATGGTGGTGCAGAACATGCAGATTTTGCCAGGTACTTCTTGCCCTTTAGTCGCCTGCTAAAAGATATTGGTCCACTCAGCTGGCCCATGAGACAGGCTGATAATATTGAAATCAAACACCCCTGGTGTAATATTGTCACTGTTAAAGGCAATACACCGTGGATACAAGGGGCAAATGACGGAGTAGTAACAGTTGCTAGCCAACGCCATCATAGTCGAGGAATGGAACTAATTGAAGTTGATTATAATCATTATGAAGTAGTGCTTAGTGAACAGGTGATTGATATAATTAAACAACGTATCAGATTACACAAATAGAAAAAGTCCCTTTCGGGACTTTTTCATTTCTTCTAAATTATGTTTTGGCTATGCCTAATATATTATTTTTATTATAAATTATTTTTTAGAGGTTTTAGATGCGGTAGCTACACCTTGATTAACAAAGCTATACATCTTTTCAGCAGTTTCTAGAACTTTATCAAGTCCTGGAAATTCTGGCATTGCTACGGATGTAACAATTTGACCGGTCTTCTCATCACGAGTAGCGGTCATCTCCCATCCTTGAAATTTAGCATGGAAGTCTTCTTTTACCAAGTCTTTGGCCATACCAAGAATATCTGTACGAATTTCGTAACCATTCTTGTTGAATTTAACTTCTGGCAATTTTGGGGTATCATGTAGTGACATATTATTCTCCTTGTGTGTAATGTCTGTGTGTAAACAGTAACTAATTTTACTGTCTAAGTATTTAGTATACACAGATTGACTGTGTAATACAACTGAAGTGAGTCATTTAGTTTCGGGTATCTTACCGCGTCGTCTGTCATTGGTATCCATTGATTCATTAGATCCATCCTTTAAAATCTTCCATCATGACACGTTTGGCGCCGGCATAATCTCCGCTTTGTGCAAGATGTGTAGCAGCACGAACACGTCCAATGTTTTCTAAAAAGTTATAGATTGACGTTAGTATAACTTTCATAATTACCATCCGCGTCCTGATTGTTTCAAGTCAAATTGACGAGTAAGACGATCCACGTCACATGAATTTTGTGGCGAATTTCTAACAATGTATTCTTCTAGTGCAGATCCGTAAGTTTGTGGCTGTTCAAATCTCTGAAACATCTTTTGAAAGTATTCAACTAGTTGGTTTAACATATTTTTCTCCTTGTGTGTGTTAAAATATTATAACGACTCAGTGTTTATACTGAGTCAATTATTTATACATTATGTGCGGTTGCAGCATTTTTTACAACCTTGTGTTTCACCATATTATATGTTACAATTGTTATAGGATAAATATCACAAAGGATACTAACTTGAAACGAGCAACACGCAGCCTACTTGAAGAACTCAATTCCATATCGGAAAAGAAAAATAGCGAAGCTATCATTGAAGCTAGGGCCACACATGTCATTGACAGTGCAATTAACCTATTGGCATTGATCAAAGAGAACTTCCCACCTGATCAAGCATACGAACTAGAACGTAGACTAATTAACAGTATCAAGGGAGGAGACTCTAAAAAGTTTACTCGTAGTATACGCAAGCTACGCGATAACAAGGAAACTGCACGCCATCTTAAAATCATTGATGGTGATCTCAAAGACGAAGATTAAAGGCCATTATTGTTATTTTTTTACAGAATGGATAAATAATTACACTAGAGTCTCATAGGGAGGCTCAAAAACGATTAGGAGAACTTATCATGGCAGGAATTGCAAAAGTACACGGAAGCACCGCAGCAGGTGCATTTTATGGTTATCAACCAACATTTCTATTAATTAGCGGAACAGGCGTTGGCACAGCTGACACAGTATCCGCAGCTGGTCTTATCACAGCACAAGGCAACTTTGGAAAAGCAATTCGTGCTATCCAGATTGCAGCTAGCATTGTGTTCATTGGACCACGCAGCGACAACGGTTTTATCGTTGCAGTTGATGCTGCTACAGCATCTGACAACAACGCATCTGATGTAGCAACATTGTTTGATACAAATATCACAGCAGCAACTGGTGTCTCTACAACAGTTACAGTCAAGACATTGACATTAGCTGACTTTGCTTAATTAGCATAGACTTTTAAACTGACAAAAGGTGGAATTTTATTCCACCTTTTTTCTTGGCCATAAATAATGTTATATAGGTATATTATGGAAATTATTGAAATTCAAACACTGGTGGATATCACCAACACAGGAGCAATTAGACCCAGCCATGGCACACAGCTGGCCATTGATCAAAACAAGAATTTTATCACATTGATGCAATGTGTAGAACTACGATCCATTGTATCCTACGATACAAGACCTGTTAATGACAAAGTAGATATCAAAAACATGGGATTTGGCACGGCCTACAAGGGAAAACAACAGGTATGGACCTTTAGATTTGCTCCAGATAGATCCGGAGTATATGAAGCGATCCCAGGTGACGGTATTGGCAACTTGATCAACGACCTAAACGAAGTCCCTGTAATTAAAAATTTAGGAGAAACGATAAATATTGACAAGGCGATCTTTAATTGCAAAGATAGTCAATATAAAAACACTATTATTAAAATTCTTCAAGGCACCATCTAAGGCACTAAAATTATAACAAGCGGATAGTTTGCAACAACACTTGAGGAACAAGATATGTCAACGAAAACAACAGATATTGAGAAAGAAAATCTAGAAGCTCATGTAGAGTTATGTGCTCAGCGTTATGAATCCTTAGATAGAAGACTGACCAACATTGAAGAAAAAGTTGGTGGCCTACAAAAAACCATTGAAGACAGTCATCAAAGCATGACAAAAGTCATCATTGCCACAGCCGGAACCATTGTCACTGGCGTGTTAAGTGTATTATTTGTTATTCTGACCAAGATGGGCTGATATGAAGATTCATCAGCTATTATCTGGTATCAGAATTCCTGTCACCAATGAGGAACAGCAGTTCATAAACAAACATGATACACGGATCAGACTGACCAGCTTGGATGAACACGATCAATGGACAGCACAAAATTTAGTGCGCAAGGGCATTTACACCATGAGCTCAGACAGCAGTATGCTAATTAAGAATCTAAATGAAACCCATTAACGAAGAATTATATCGCAAAATAGACCGAGTCACCGCCGAAGTGCGTGAGAATTTTCGCCGCCGCGGTCTAGTTATTCCTGTAGAAAATAAAGATGGTTCAATTACATTAGAGAACTTCACTATTGTTAGACAAGGTACAGGTTTTTATGCCATACTCAATCGTAACGGTGAAGCAGTAGTTGAGCAGATCAACTTGCCGCAAACTGCTGCATTGTTGGCCAATGGGTTAGCCCTGGGACGCTTTCTAGATAACGAACTTCTTACTAAAGATCGTAATTATGGTTATGCACTATTTGACGAAACACTGCACGAAAGAGCAGTTCAACGCAGTAACAAGAAGCCTTTAGATTACTTTGATCTAAGATTGAGTAAATGTATGATTGCCCGTGCCAAGAAAGAACAATACAAGAATGATATTGTTAAGAGTTTTGAGAAACTTCAAAAACTAATATAAATAACATTAGACCCTTTTTGGAACACATATGAAAACTACAGATTTTACACGCAAGATTACCAGCGCTAAACTAAAAGAAAATTTAGAAAAACGTTTTGGTACCAATGTCAATCTAACCAAGTACAACCGTGAGCAGTTGGAAGACATTCGTAACAAGTTCCGCACAAAGATCTTCCAACAGGAAGGTAGTGCAGGTATTAACGATCTGTTGGCCAATGAAACATATCAAAAAGACAAAGCAATGTTAGAGTTGCTCAACACAAGGATTAAAGAAATGCTAGGCGAAAACCTTAAACAATTAAAAAACAAAATGATCGAACTTAGCGAGGCTAAGAAATCTAAACCTGACTTCCTTGACATGGATAAAGATGGTGACAAGAAAGAGCCAATGAAGAAAGCTATTGCTGATAAGAAAGTTAAAGAAGGCTTTCCTACAGTAGCAGATGCAAAAGCTCGTGCTGAGAAAGAAAAGACCACTGGTAAGTTTGACAAGAAGCAAACAAGCACAGGTACCGTTTATACACGCAAATCAAGCACATTTGACAATGGTACTGAAGACAAACCAAAGTCAAAGAAAGTTAAAGAAGCTTTTCCTACAGTGGCTAGCGCTCGTGCCGAACATGAAAAGAACAAAACCACTGGCAAGTTTGATAAAAAGACAACCAGTACAGGTGATGTATATACACGTAAGTCCAGCACATTTGACAATGGTACTGAAGACAAACCAAAGTCAAAGAAAACTGGCAAAGCCGTGGCAGAAGAACTAAAAGGCAAGCAAGGCAAACTTGATGTTGACCATGACGGCAAGTTGGAAAAGAGCGACTTTGCTGCTCTACGTGCCAAGAAGAAGGTCAAGGAGTCTACCATGTTCAAGCAAAATGTGCGTTTTGTTAACGAAAGCATTGGTTATCTATTGAGCGAAGACGAAGAAGGTAAGGCCAAGGCCATTACTGCTGCCGGTGACATGGTTAACGATTTTACAAGTTGGATGCAACGTGTTGGGCAATACCAAACCAAGAGCATGATTGAGTTGTCAGATGCTATCCGTGCAGACTTTGGTCCAGCAGAAGCAGAAGCATTCAAGCAGGCAGTTGGACCAGCATTGAGCGCTACACTAGAAGTATTGACACAGCAACGCGAAGCAGTAAGTAATGCTGTTGCAGCATTGGCCGGCGAAGCAGTTCCTGAAGAGCCAATGGGAATGGAACCAGAAATGCCTCCAGAACCAGGTATGGACATGAGCGAGCCAGACATGATGAATCCAGAACCAGAAGACGAATTTGGCGCTAGCGATGCTGCTGCTGGAATGGGTACTACTGGACGTGAGATGCGTGAAAGCCGTGAGCAAGTTCGTGCTCGTAAATTGGCCGAATCACACAGCATCATGAGTAAGTTGGCTCGATGAAATTATTTGAAGTTGACATGGGGTCTGCTAGAGACGTTCTAGCAGTGCTTCAAGGGTTGGCCAATAAAGATCAGCAACAATCTAATTTGCCGTTTCCTGTTGCACAAAATATTTTTAAATCTTTTGGTTATGCACTAGGTGACGGTGATAGGGATAGCGTTGAAATCCTTAAGAAATTAAAGAACGAAGTTGACCCCGAAGGTAATGTTATTGCTGACATTACCGACAATGCTGAAATTGTGCTAAACACCAATACACCCAGCGATCAAGCAGGTGGACAGATCAAACAGGCCACTGGTCCCAGTGTGGATCAAATGGCTGCTGGCAACAAAGATTTATCTCCAAAAATTTGACCTAGAGAGTTCATAGTGTTATAATTAACATTATGAACATCTACACCCCTCCCCCTTTCGTCGAACGATACCAATACAAAAACTGTAAACAGATCAATGATACTGTTACTCGCAAGCGAGTTTATCAAACTCCCGACGGCGAAAGATTACCCAGTGTAACTACTATTCTAAGTGCCACCAAGGACATGACTGCGTTGAACGAATGGCGCAATAGGATTGGGCACGATAAAGCACAGCAAATTACCACAGAGGCGGCCGGAGTAGGGACGGGTCTTCACGCTAATTTGGAGAAGTTCTTAGTTGGCGAAGTTCGTCAACCTGGTAATAATCCTGTTCATGTTAAAGCCAATGCTATGGCAAATATTATTATCGAAAATGGATTAAAGGACGTCGACGAAGTATGGGCTATGGAGCAGAGTTTATATTTTCCTGGGTTGTATAGCGGAACTACTGATCTAGTGTGTGTTTATAAAGGTAATCCTTGTATTGCCGATTACAAACAAACCAATCGTCCTAAAAAATTAGAATATGTAGAAGATTACTTTTTACAACTAATGGCATATATGTTGGCTCATAATGAAATTTATGGAACAGATATGCGAGAGGGTCACATCTTTATGTGTAGCCGCGGTGATGATGGAATGAAACCTGGCGGAGAAGTATACCAACAGTTTGATTTGTTACCACAAGATTTTAACAAATATCAAGATCTTTGGCTCACCAAAGTAGAAGAATATTACGCTCTTACTGCATAAGATTGCCCACCTGCCAATGATAAATATCCTATAATGAGGATATTTTCATGGCAATAATTGAAGTAGCAAAGATACAGGTCAGACGTGGGCAAGAGCTTCAAACAGGTATTCCACGATTAGATCCTGGAGAATTTGGATGGGCAGAAGATACTGAAAACCTGTATATTGGTAAAAGAATTGCAGAAGGTGCCGCCGATGACAACAATAGTCGTATATTGACCAATAACGATCTAGACAATATATTCTCTTTGATTGGCAGTTCGGTAACTAATGCCATTTCTTACAAATATAGAGAAGATGTAAGTTATATATCTCATGCGGTATCAAGAAAAATACAATCAAGATTAGATGATGAAGTAAGTCTAGCATCATTTGGAGTTAAGCCTAGTTTTACAGCCACTGATATTACACTAGAATTCCAAAATGCTATTAATGATTTGTTTTACAATCAAGCATGGAATTCTTTTGAGCGCAGCGATGCAAGACGTGCATTAATTATTCCAGCTGGTAATTATCTTATTAACGGTGCAATATCACTACCACCTTACACCACATTAATAGGGCAAGGACAAGATATAACTATATTGACATTAACTTCATCTAATACCAATATGTTTGAAACAATGGATGCTATGGGGAATAGTATCTCAAAAATCAATAATACTTCTAATGCAGCAGCCAACATCAGTAATATGCAATCCGGTATAAAGAGAGCTAGAGATGTTACTATTCAAGGTATGACATTGCAGTATTCATCTAGCACAATTGCAGTTAACACAAATTCATTAATTTCTCTAGATAATGTTTTAAATGCCAATATAAAATCTGTATCTTTTAAAACTGATTATAATAGAGCATCTACTACAACATACGGGCTAGTTACTGGCAGTAGCAAAGGTATATCTATACACGGTACAGGCGGCAGTGTAAATGGGTCAATGGCTACAAATCTATGTGTAGATATCTCCATTGATGAGTGCCAATTTGATAGCTTGGTTACTGGAGTTGTTGCAACTGGTGTAGTTGTTAGACCTGTAATTACCAACAGTATGTTGAATAATTTGGGTCGCGGCATTGTCATGCAGGCCGACGGTGTTGGTGTTGCACCAACCAATGGTGTTTTTAGATCTAATAGAGTTGAAAATGTTGTTGCAGAAGGAATTTACGCTAGCACTAGCACAAATATGACTAACCATATTAGTGAAAATAATTATTTTGTAAATGTTGCTAATGGTCCTGGTCTTGATGATTTTGTTACATCCTCAACTGGTGCAACATCTGTAATTAAGTTCTTTTCTAATGGTAATACCTCTATAAATGACTACTTCAATAGAAAGACCATTGCGGATAATACTACCAATCCTAATTTTTATTATAATCCATTAATAGCTGGCCGTGTAGCAGTCAATAATAACACTGCGGTAACAACTCAAACAGCAGTTGTGACCACTGCCAGTGTTATGAAAATTGGTCTTAATGGGCAAGATCAAATGCTATCTATACGTTATCAATTAACCAATAGTGGAGTATCTAGAAAAGGTAATTTAATATTAAACATTGCTAGGGACGGATATTCATCAATTACAGATACTTACAATTATATTATCGATACAGCTACTGTTTCGCCTAACACCACTGATATGGCTGCAAATATAAGTCTGTCTGGTAGTGATAGCTTGGTTGTTAGTGGGCCAAATGCTGTATTAAATGCATTAGTTGGTAGTCCTGATGGATATTACATAACTGGAAATGACGTATATAGAAACTTGTCGGGGTATGTGAATAAGATTGAAGCTGTATCCAATGGATACAAGATAACTACAAATTCTGCAAGTCCACAGTTTGATTACACCACACCTAGTGAACTGTATACCTTGGTACAAGCTGGTAGCAATAATTCATATTTTGTTACAGATGAATCCCAAGTGTTTGATAAAAATTATGTAAAATTAGCAGTACAAGGTAATACAACTGTTACCAACATTGAATACCAAATAGACATTTTAACCTAAAATAGATATGTTTAAATTACCAATTGACGACAGACTGTCGTCGTGGGCCACTCATCGCGCCCACTTGACCACTAGCGACAATGCATTGATGGATACATGGCAATTCTGGAAATCTGCGCCATTTACTCCCTACAATAATAAAATTGATCCATACCACAAACAGAGTTGGCCCAGCCCCTGGGAAATCATTGTTGAAAATTGTTACGATGACTTTACCAAGACCGTTATGATTGCTTGGACATTGAAATTGACTGAAAAGTTTAAAGAATCTAAAATTGAGATCAAAACTTTCATAGACAACGACAAATCTAAGCAGTATAATGTAGTATGTGTTGACGAACAATGGGCGATCAATTATAGTGACCTAGGACCAGTTCCACTGGCAGAGTTGCCAGATTCACTACTATTGGAAAATATAATCGAAATTGATTTACCAAGGTAAATATTTTTCAACACACATAACAAGGTTTTCTAATGACAATGATCAACGTGATCAAACGAGATGGGGTCAAAGTGCCCTTAGATATTTCTAAAATACAAAGACAAGTAGCTCATGCTTGCAGCGGTATAGACGGGGTTAGTCCCAGTATGATTGAGATCAAAGCGCAAATAGAATTGCACGATGGCATGAGCACAAAAACTATAGACGAGCTCTTGCTCAAGGCCATGGTTAACCTAATTGATGAAAGTGAAAACCCCGAAATCAATAATGTCAACTATCAATTTGTAGCAGGTAGACAGCGTGTGTCTATGTTACGTAAAGAAGTCTACGATAGTTATACACCTCCTAAACTCTACAGCATTGTAAAACGTAACATAGAACGTGGTATGTATACTCCAGAATTACTGGAGTGGTATACAGAAGATGAGTGGAATATCATTGACTTGTTTATTGATCATGACAAGGATGAAAAATATACCTATGCTGCTATTGCACAACTTACTGAAAAGTACCTGGTACAAAATCGTGCCACTGGCGAAGTATTTGAGACTCCACAAGTTCGTTACGCTATCGCCGCTGCCACTGCATTTCATAACGAGCCAAAAGAAACAAGGTTAAAATGGGTCAAGGAATATTACGAGTGTGGAAGTGATGGACACTTTACCTTGGCCACTCCAGTCTTGGCCGGTCTAGGAACTACCACTAGACAATTCAGCTCATGTGTACTGATAAGTGCAGATGACACTCTTGACAGTATCTTTGCTAGCGGCGAAATGATGGCCAAATATGCCTCAAAACGAGCCGGAATTGGCCTAGAAATTGGTAGAATTCGCCCGTTAGGTGCACCAATTCGCAATGGTGAAATCAAACACACGGGTATGATACCCTTTCTTAAAAAATGGTTTGCAGATTTGAGATCATGCAGTCAGGGCGGAATTCGTAATGCGTCATGCACAGTAACTTTCCCCATTTGGCATTATCAGTTCGAAGATCTTATTGTATTAAAAAACAATCAAGGCACTGATGAAACTCGTGTACGCCAAATGGATTACTCAGTAGTGGTCAATAGAATGTTTTGGAATCGTTACAAGCGTGGCGAAACAATGAGCCTGTTTGATCCGCACGATGTTCCAGACCTATACGAAGCCTACTATCGCAGCACGGAAGAATTTGAAGCACTATACTTGAACTATGAGAAGCATCCGACAATTAAAAAGAAAATCGTATCGGCAGATGAGATATTCAAAAATGGAATCCTTAAAGAAAGGACTGATACTGGGCGCATATATCTTGTCAACATCGACAACGTCATCGCACAAGGTCCGTTTGACACAACTCTTGATCCCATATATCAATCAAACCTATGCCAGGAGATACTTTTACCCACCCGTCCTTTCCAAAGAATTGAAGACCCAGATGGGCGCATTGCTCTTTGTACTCTTGGCAGCATAAACTGGGGTGCATTTCGTAACCCGCAAGAAATGCGTAAGGCTTGCAGAGTTCTAGTACGCAGTCTGAGTAATTTGTTAAGCTATCAAGATTTCTTAAGCATTCAAAGTAAACTGGCCAATGATGAATTTGAACCACTAGGTGTGGGCATTACTAATCTAGCCTACTGGCATGCACGTAAGAGTTTTAAATACGGTGAACCGGAAGCACTTGCAGAAGTCAAGCGTTGGATGGAACATCAAGCATTTTACCTAACAGAAACCAGTGTCGAGCTTGCCCAAGAACGTGGCGCCTGCAAACGTAGTGAATTTACTTACTATGGCAAGGGTGTATTTCCTTGGGAACGTCGTGCAGCAGGTAGTAACGAACTAACTGACTTTACACCTAGCCTAGATTGGGAACCATTACGTGCTCGTATAATCAAGTATGGTATTCGTAATGCCACCTTAATGGCCGTGGCACCGGTTGAGTCCAGCTCAGTTGTACTTAACAGTACTAACGGAATTGAAATGCCAATGGAACTTATTAGTGTCAAGGAATCAAAAGCCGGATCATTTGTACAAGTAGTGCCAGAATACAGACGATTAAAGAATCGTTACCAACTTATGTGGGATCAAAAAGACTGTGTTGACTATCTCAAAACCAGTGCAGTGTTAGCAGTATACATCGATCAAAGTCTAAGTACCAATACATTCTACAGTCCCAAGCATTTTAAAGATGGTAAGGTTCCCGGGACATTGATTGCCAAGAACTTGATGTTAGCATACAAGTGGGGCTTGAAAACGATTTATTATAGTCTCATAGACAAGGTTGGGAGTAAGAATATATTGACTACTCAAAGTGATAGATTGATTACGGCAGAACCTGTTGCAATATATACTGAACCAGAGGATGAGGATTGTTTGGCCTGTAAGTTATGACCTATAGTTTTATTAAATCAATCCTTAACGAGGAACAACAGTCAGGCGAGAAACTCAAGCAGATCAAACTGCCATATGCTCGCGGTGACTTAGATCCTGCTATATCAGAAGATACCATCAACTACCATTATGGTAAGTTGTATAAAGGATATGTGGATCGTTACAACAGTAAAGAAGGTGATGCTGATTTTAATGAAGCCGGTGCATTCTTACACAGCATCTTGTTTGCGCAGTATCAAGCACCCGCACAAAAGAATGAGCCCACTGGTGCTATTGCAGAATTTATCAACAAACACTACAGTGGTGGATTCAAAGAGTTTAAAGAACAATTTGAAAAAGCAGCTATGGCGATACAAGGAAGCGGTTGGGTCTATTTGGCCAAGAACGGACAGGTAAAAACAATTAAGAATCATCAAATCAAGAGTGATATTGTATTGTTAGTTGATTGGTGGGAACACTCGTGGGCCTTGGACTATCAAGCAGACAAGAAAAAGTATTTAGAGAACCAGTGGAAAATTATCAACTGGGCAAACATAACAGTTTAAGGAATAATATGTCAAAAGAACAATATAATCTATCAAAGCAAACAAACTATCTAAAACGCAAGATGTTTCTAGACCCAGCTGGGCCAGTGACTGTACAACGGTTTGAAGAATTTAAGTATCCCAAGATTGCTAAATTTGAAGAACTGGCTCGTGGCTTCTTTTGGGTGCCAGAAGAAATTAGTCTCACTAAAGACAAGATAGATCACAAGGATTCAAGTGATGCAGTCAAGCACATTTTCACCAGCAACTTATTGCGTCAAACAGCCCTGGATAGTATTCAAGGCCGTGCTCCTAATCAAGTGTTTAGTCCTGTTATCAGTCTGCCTGAATTAGAAGCACTAGTAAGTAACTGGAGTTTCTTTGAAACTAACATTCACAGCAAGAGCTATAGTCACATTATTCGCAATGTGTATGGTGTGCCCAAGGACGAGTTCAACAAGATACATGATACAAAAGAAATTGTAGACATGGCTGCAAGCATTGGAAGATATTATGAAGCATTACACGTTCTTAACTGCCGCAAGGAATGTGGTGAGGAAATTGACACCCGTACACACAAGAAGGCAATTTGGTTGGCACTACATGCCAGCTACGCACTTGAAGCATTCCGTTTCATGGTGTCATTTGCTACCAGTCTTGCCATGGTGGAGAACAAGATCTATATTGGTAACGGCAATATCATCTCTTTGATTCTACAGGATGAATTACTACATGCAGAGTGGACTGCATGGATTATCAATAATGTTGTAAAAGATGATCAAGACTTTGCCAACTTGGTTGACGAATGCCGCGAAGAAGTATATGCTATGTATATGGAAGTTATTTCAGAAGAAAAAGCATGGGCAGACTATTTGTTCAAGAAGGGCCCTGTTATTGGACTTAATGCAGCTATCCTTAAAGACTTTGTGGATCACACAGCATTTACTCGCTTAAAGGATATTGGAATCAAGTACGCCGAAGACCACCCACGTAGCAGTCCTATCCCATGGTTCAATAAACATATACAATTAAACAAAAAACAGTCAGCCCTTCAGGAGACGGAGTCTACTTCTTATGTTATTGGAGCAATGTCTGATAGCGTCAACTATGAAGAACTTCCAGATCTATAAGGAAAAATAAAATAAAATGAAAGCTATTATCTGGTCAAAATATAATTGTAATCAATGCGACCAAGCCAAGGCATTGCTAAAACAAAAAGGATATGTCATTGAAGAACGCAAGATTGGCGATGGATATACTCGAGAAGAACTGTTAGAAGCAGTGCCCAATGCTCGCAGCGTTCCACAAATTTTCATCGAGGATGAATTAGTTGGTGGATTTACAGAATTACAAAAGTATATCAAGGAGCAAGTAAATGAATGATGATTTTGATATTTTTGCAAAACCGCTGGACGATTGGAGCACTACCTACTCTATTGACACTTCATCAACCTCGTCTTTGTATAATACTATAATTGGTCCATATCCTAGTTTCAATGTAGGAGCAGTTGGATCATCGTATACTACAAACTCCACTGGCTTCAATGGAACAGGCTTCTCTAGTGATCTGCAGGTCAAAGGTTCTGCAAATTTTGACGGCAACGTTACTATCAAAGGTGTTGACCTTGTCAAACTGTTAGAAACTATTCAAGACAGATTGGCAATACTTGTACCTGATCCTGAGAAATTGGAAAAATACCAGGCATTGAAAAAAGCCTACGATCACTACAAATTATTGGAGACTTTGGTAAAAGAGGATTAGATGACAACTAAAAAATTATGGGATAGCATAGATGGTGCTGCATTAAAAAGTTTGCCTAATGCAGCAAAAGGTTACGAACAAAGGATCGTTATACCAGAATTTACATTCTTAGGTGTGCATGATCAACCCGACTTTGGAGTAATCACCATTTGGTATTATGGCAAGGATAGAACTATTGAATTAAAGAGTTTGAAAGAATACTTATTTCAATATAGAGATACTGTAATCAGTTACGAACGTTGTTTGGATGTGTTTTACAAACACCTGATCAGTGCTTACGAACCAGACCGTGTACGTATAGAAATTGATTTTAGACCAAGAGGTGGTATTTCAAGTCGATTAACAGTTGATAGCGATTGGGGACACTTAGGTGGAACTGATCAATATTGGCAACATCATAAAAATTAAAGAAAAATGGATTATAAAATTAAAGACATATCCCTGGCTGCATGGGGACACAAAGAAATAGCAGTGGCAGAATCAGAAATGCCAGGCCTAATGACTATCTTGAAAGAATATCAAGCCAGTCAACCTCTAGCAGGTGCTCGTATTGTAGGTTCACTACACATGACTATTCAAACTGCTGTGCTGGTCAAAGTGCTAGTGGCTCTTGGTGCAAGTGTTCGTTGGAGTAGCTGCAATATTTTCTCAACACAGGATCATGCTGCTGCGGCCATTGCCGATCTAGGTATTCCGGTGTTTGCTTGGAAAGGCGAAACTGAAGAAGAATACTGGTGGTGTATTGAACAAACAGTACGTGGTCCAGATGGCTGGGAACCAAACATGATTCTTGATGACGGACATGACTTGACCTGGTGGATTCACGATCGACATCCTGATCTGCTTGATGGTATTCGTGGTGTCAGTGAAGAAACTACTACAGGTATATATAGAATTAAAGAAGCTATTGCAGCAGGTACATTTAAACTACGTGCATTCAATGTCAACGATAGCGTTACCAAGACCAAGTTTGACAACCTGTATGGTTGCCGGGAAAGTCTAGTTGATGGTATCAAACGTGCAACTGACGTAATGATTGCCGGTAAGGTTGCAGTTGTTGCCGGCTACGGTGACGTAGGCAAAGGTTCTGCACAGGCCCTGCGAGCATTGAGCGCACAGGTCTGGGTTACTGAAGCTGATCCAATCTGTGCCCTACAGGCTGCTATGGAAGGCTATCGTGTTGTCACCATGGACTATGCCGCTGACAAGGCTGATATCTTTGTAACTGCTACAGGTAACATCAATGTTATTACTAGAGCACACATGGAACAGATGAAAGATCAAAGCATTGTTTGTAACATTGGACACTTTGATAATGAGATTGATGTAGCAGCCCTGGCCGACTGTGAGTGGGACGAAATCAAGCCACAAGTGGATCACGTTATCTTCCCCAGTGGTAAGCGTATTATCCTATTGGCCAAAGGTCGCTTGGTAAATCTTGGTTGCGGTACAGGACATCCTAGTTTTGTAATGAGCAACAGTTTTACCAATCAAGTTCTAGCACAAATGGAACTATGGAATCATAGCGACCGGTACAACGTAGGTGAGTTATATATCCTACCCAAACATCTAGATGAAAAAGTTGCCAGTTTGCACTTGAGTAAAATTGGTGCCGAACTGACTCGGCTAACTGACGAACAGGCCAAGTATATCGGTGTTGGGTTAGATGGTCCATTCAAGCCAGAAACCTACAGATATTAAGCATCATGGCCATGGATCCAAAAGATAAAAAAATTGCAGATCTAGAACAGCAGGTAAAATTGCTGTTGGCCAAGACAAGCGAAATAAATAGACAGGTTGATTTACTTGTCAGAGAAAACAACAGACGCAAAAGTGAAATAACACAATTAAGCGCATCAATCAAAAGAGAATAAAATATGTTAATGAAAAAACCAATTGTAGCAGGAACAGTAGTAAGTATTAAATTAATCAACGGTGAAGAAATTATCACACGTTATGATGACGAGGATGCAGATACAGTCACCATTAATCGCCCATTGGCATTGACCATGAATGGTCAAGGACTAGGTATGATCCCTTGGTTATTCCTAGGTGATCAAGATACATTTCCCATTAAGAAGTCACATATCTTTGTCATGGTTATCAGCAAGAAAGAAGCTGCTGATCAATACATGGAAGGCACCACTGGAATTGCCTTGCGTTAAGCAATAACATGGCCGGTGAAGATAAACCAGCGCAGCGTAAATCTGATTCCAACAGTGGTGGTGGTTCAATCACTACTACTGATGGGAATTCTACTGTCTATGCCAACAACCTGTTAGTATCCGTCAATGGATCAATTGGCACAGGCCACGGTCCTGGCCCTCACGTTGGCGGTGCTTGGCAAACAACATCGGGTAGTGGAACAGTATTTGCACATGGTGTTGAAGTAAACTTCACCGGTAATCCAGATACATGCGGTCATGCTCGTGTAGGTGGTAGCGGTGATGTGTTTGTAGGCGACAGTGTTGACCAAGATACTACTCCTAATCGTGCCATGAATGAAATTGATGAGGAAGATGCTGTGAACCCAGGTGGCGGTGCAGCATTGATCTCATCAGCTTCTGCTTTGGGCGCAGTAAGCACACAGGAACTGGCAGCAGCTAAAACTCCTATAATAGGCGCCAGAGATACTAGTCTACCTGCTGCAACTGCAAAGATATTAAGTACAGATTGTGCAGACATTCATGCCTTATTTCCAAATGAACAACAACCTAATATTGTTCCACCAAGTGGTGATGCAATAGATTTCATTCCACTAACTGCTAGATACACAGTAGCTGGTATGACTAGAAAACCCAGTGTAATTTTTGATCATGCACTACGCGGACCGGCAAGTGGCTTAACATTAGAACAGATCCTGTGCAATTTAAAGATGCTGGCCATCAATGTAGTTGAGCCCATCAAGGCACACTATCCACAAGCATTTTTAACCAACACATGGCGTCCCGAAGGTATTGGTAGTCCAACCAGTCAGCATCCCAAAGGTATGGCAGTTGATATGCAATTTAAAACTGCTGCCAAGAAAGATTACTTTGCCATAGCACAGTGGATTAGAGACAATGTTGTTTTTGATCAACTGCTGTTGGAGTATAAAACTACTGGTAGTGGCTTGCCTTGGATACATGTTAGTTTCAACAAAGCTAGCAATAGAAAACAAGTGCTGACCTTGCTTAACAATCACACCTACGGTCCAGGATTGATTGATTTGTCACAAACAGAGTAATGCAATAAATACTATATCTAGTAGGGGTAAAGTTGCATAGCGGCTTGAGATAGTGAAAGACTATACTGGCTAGACGGAGGCTATATTCGGGCCCTATGGAGTCCGTCACTAATTTATAGAAAAATAGTTTATGCAACAAAAAACTTATCGAACAATAGCAATTTCAGACATTCACCTTGGCACTAAAGATAGCCAAGCTGAAAAACTCAATAACTTTCTTAAACATAATACCTGCGAAACACTGTATCTTGTTGGCGACATTCTGGACATTTGGAAGATTCAACAAAACAAATGGCGCTGGAAACAAAGTCACTCTAATGTGATCCGACGTATACTTGGATTTGCCAAACGTGGAACTAAAGTAATCTATATTGCTGGAAATCACGATGAATTTTTACGTCCCTTGATGCCTTACGATATTGGTTTTGGTAATATTGAAATTGCCAATCAAGCAGAACATATTGGTATTGATGGAAAACACTATCTTGTTGTTCACGGTGATCTGTTTGACGGAATCACACGTTTGGCCCCGTGGCTCAGTTTCCTTGGAGATAAAGCATATGATTTGATCCTTACACTTAATACCAGATTCAATTGGATAAGACATCGTATGGGATTTGGTTATTGGAGTCTTAGTCAATATCTCAAACATCGTGTCAAAAGAGCCGTGGACTTTATTTTCCAATTTGAAAAAAATCTAGTGTCCTACTGCAAGAAGCGTGGGTTTGATGGGGTCATTTGCGGGCATATACACAATCCGGAAATCAAGTTGATTGATAATATTTGGTATTTCAATGATGGAGATTTTGTAGAAAGCGTATCGGCCCTATGTGAAACACACGATGGTGATTGGATACTTATTCATCTTGAAGAAAACGAGTGGCGTCCGTTTCAAGTATTAGATCGCCGGACTGATCAAATACTAACAGGAGAACTTTGTATCCCTTGGTTTGAGCAGAAAGGATTTTCTGTTTTACGATACCAAGATCGCGACTTAAAGTAAATGGGCTTTTGATTTCTACTACTATATAAAAAAAGGATCTAAAATGAAAAGAGTATGGCTTTTACATCACGCCAGCGGAATAACTGCTTATGAAAATACAAGATTACTTGAATGTCTTGAACAAAATGGTATCAAAGGTGAAATATTTGAACCCAGGTACTTTGACATTATTGTTAACCGCGGCAATGCCAAGAGTATTAGATACAAGGGCGAAAAGATTGATTTACCTGATTTGATACTAAGTCGCACTGGTTCTGGTAGTGCTTATTTTACCCTGGCACTGATGAGACAGTTTGAAAAATTGGGTGTTCCTGTTATTAACGATGCCGAGAGTGTGGCAATAGTAAGTGATAAATTAATGACCAGCCAGGCTTTGGCCAGTGCTGGATTACCTATCCCCAAGACAATACTAGTTAATGGTGATGTTGATGTTGAGTTGATTGAAAAAGAAATTGGCTTTCCCTGCGTGGTAAAAGCCACTAGTGGTTCAAGAGGCAAAACAGTATATCTATGTGAGACACGTAAGATTTTTGAAGGCCTAATGGAATTGCTGTCAAGCATTGCATTGAAAAAGACATTGATTATACAGGAGTTTGTTGATGCCATGCCAGGCACTGATCTACGTGTATGGGTCATTGGTGGCAAAAGTATTATTGCCATGAAGCGCACCGGTGCAGATGGAGACTTTCGTGCTAATATAAGCACAGGAGGCACAGGCGAATTATTTGATATTACACCAGAGATTGATTACATTGCTAGAGAAACAGCAAGAGTATTGGGATTACAAATTGCAGGTATTGACCTGTTATTTGATAAAGATGGTTATAAGGTATGCGAAGCAAACTCCAGCCCTGGTTTCAAAGGCATGGATAAATACTGTGGTCAAGACATGGCACAGCATATAGTAGATTTTGTAAAATTAAAGTTACAATAACAGGGGCAAGGTAAAACCAATGTCAAACAAGATGAAACTTAGTGATAAAATTACCATTGTAATTCCTTGCAAGAATGAAGAAAATTATATTCCTTATCTATTAACGCACCTACGCAATCAAATGATAGGTAGTACCAGAATCATTATTGCAGATTGTTCAACGGACAATACTCGAGAAGTTATTCAAGCCACCAAAGGCAATTTGAATGTAGAAATTATTGAAGGAGGCCCTGTTTCAGTTGCAAAGAATAGCGGAGCACGACTAGCCACTACTCCTTATATCTTGTTCATTGATGCCGACGTTCGTTTCTTCAAGAACACAGTTATTCGTGATGCAGTTGATAAACTTGAATCAAATAATTTGGATCTAGTTGGATTGAGCATAAAGTGTTATGACAAAGACAAGCGAGCAATGATTGGGTTCACTCTTTTTAACACAATCAATCACACATTGAAATATTTTTCACCCTTTGCAGTTGGATCATTTATGCTGACTCGCAGAGACCGGTTTGAAGAATTTGGTGGGTTTCCAGAAAACTTTTCAACATCAGAAGATTACTTTTTGTCCAGAAAATATAGTCCCCAAAAGTTCAGAATCATCAGACATTACTGCGGACAGGATTCCCGTAGGTTTAAAAAAATGGGATACACGGGTATGGCCAAATACTTGGTTAAGAATTTTATCAATCGCAACAACAAACAATATTGGGACACATTAGATAATAGCAAATATTGGGATTAATCAAGTTGACAACAAGACAAAATAAATATATAATATAATTTTAACACACACTGAGAAGCCTGGGTCAGGAAAGAGGAGTAAGGCTGTATGGTCGTAGACGGGTTGTATATGCCCTAGAAGGTATGCAAGTGCTCTTTCATTATGTGTGTTAAATAAGAGTTATTGTTGTATGAAGTAGATTGAAAAAGATTCAAGACTCGGGGGCAGTGCCCGACATCTCCACCATAAGCAGTTTGGGTCATATGTTATAAGTCCATAGTGCATTCATATACAAGACTGTTTCTGATGGGGATGACACAGGATCGATTGAGTCAAGAGTAGAGAAATGGACAACTCGGCAATGTAGAAGCCGTAGGATTGGGGTAACCCGATCAAAGACACAAAACCTTTAAATGCAAACGCATCTAACGATGAGGTCTGGGCGCTAGCCGCTTAATCTCCGAGGTAGTTATACCTTGTCATCCAAAATAGCAGAAACCCGCTTCGGCGGGTTTTCTTTTGGTAAAAATTCTGGTTGCAATAGTAATGGATTTACCGTATAATATTACATAGACATACACAAAGGAGTTTACGTGTCCGCAGAAAATATTATTAACTTTTTGGGTCAATTTTGCAAAGATTCAACAGGAGACTTGCAACGGTGGCATGGTAACAAGAGCACATATCATTGGAATCGCGGACGTGAATCTGCAACAGGTGAGATCAATGGAGTTGTTCGAAAACTTGCAGGTGTCACTGGTTCTGGTCAAGAAATTTGGGTAGTGGCCGGCAGCTTCAAGATTGCCGCAGATGGCACCATTCTACGATTTACTGGTCTGACTAGAAAAAATTGGAATTTTCTAGAAGGACAACTGGCAGTAATATCTTCGGTAGCAGAACTGGAAACAGCATGAGTATGCACCTATGTGGACCAGCACTAACTACAACTGGTAAAAAGAAAGGCAAAGTTAAATTCCGCAATGCTGCTGAAGCACAGCGAGCACGTGATCTTGATGCTGAATGGAAAGATCTGCTCAAGCGGCAAGGTGTTGAACAGGAAGAACGTAAACGCAAGCGAGCCATGACTGCTGCGCCTTTGGTTTATGATCTAGGTATCCCAGCAGGTCGTAGCACCCGACACATTAAAAGTCTGGGACAAACTACAGGGGTAGCCGCACTGTCTCCAGCAAAAGTCTACACCGGCACAAAAGTTTTGGGAATAGCCACCCTTCATAAATCAAATGCTGTACCTGTCTTCAGTAGTGAAGAAGCTGTAGATATATCTAAAATGCGTCGATAAATATCAATATGAAACCAACACTAAATGAAAAACTAATCGCATATCTAGTACTACTCAGTGGACTAAGTATTTCGGCTGTGGCTGTCTACTATTCTGTAGTAGGACTTACTGCCATTTTCGCCGCCGCAGCAGTACCTATTATTATCATGGGCACTGCGCTGGAAGTCAGTAAACTTGTAGCCACTGTATGGCTCAAACAAAATTGGCAAACTGCTGCCTTTTTGATCAAGGCCTACTTGTTAGCAGCCATTGTGGTTCTAATGTTAATTACCAGCATGGGTATCTTTGGATTCCTATCAAAGGCACATAGTGACCAAAGTCTAGTAAGTGGAGATGTTCTGGCCAAGATTGCAGTATATGATGAGAAGATTAACACCAGCAAGGAAAATATAGATGCAAACCGTAAGGCACTTAAACAGATGGATGAGGCAGTGGACCAGGTTATGGGCCGTAGTACGTCAGAAACGGGTGCCGACAAAGCAGTTGGAGTACGCCGTGCTCAACAAAAGGAACGTGCTCGCTTACAATCCGAAATCCAAGCCGAACAGAAAACAATTGGTAAACTTTCAGAAGAACGTGCTCCAATTGCGGCAGAAGTTCGCAAGATTGAAGCAGAAGTAGGACCATTAAAATATATAGCAGCATTCTTCTATGGTAGCACAGATCCCACCATTCTAGAGAAAGCAGTGACTTGGGTTATTATTACTCTAATTGTAGTATTTGATCCACTAGCAGTTATCCTATTATTAGCCAGCCAGATCAGTTTCCAGAATTTTCGTGAACGTGAGCAAGAATTAAGAGAGGGCGACAGCCCAGCAGGTCCGGTTGTTGACGTAGTCTCCCCGGATACCACTGTCACAGATTTAGTGGAGGGTGACAGCCCCAGAGAGACCACCGATGTTATAGACTCAAAGCCGCTTACTGTCACAACTGATAAAGAGCCATTTGATTTTGCTGCTCACCCTTACTTGTTTACACCACCAGGTAATACAACACCTCCGGGAGCAGAATCAATCCCACACCAGGTGTATACCGTGCCCGCAGCAGAAACCACAATCAACCCACCAGTGGCTGTGTCCAAGAGGGAAGAGACTAGAATGATGCGAACCAAGGTATTTCCTAGACGAGTTCCAGAACCGGTGGTAGAAGCGGAACCTGTGGCAACAGCATCGTTTGGTTTAGAAAACTATATTCAAAATGAAGAACAAACTGAAAGCAATCTTTGGACCACTATGAATCCTGAAGAATTTATCAACTCAAGTCAGAAAGAAAGGGATGATCACATTGCTAAAATTGTTGCAGCAGTAAAAGCACGAACAATGGAAATGACCGATGTTCCGGAGATGCTACAAAATGATGTAAAGGCAAGAGTATAATGGAGGGAAAGATCACTTTGATCACACCTCCTGATATTTTTGAAAATAGTAATGAGAGTGTGCTGTTCATGCATCTTGGTGAACTTGAGCAGGATACAGTTAGTGCCTGGTTGGCCAATGCCACTATAAATTCAAATATCAACTTCTATGTTTATAGCGGAGAAAATAATATACCTTGGTTATTATATGCATTGAGTCGCTGCGAGCATAAGTATATTAATATGGATGAACAAGGTTATATCGCGCAGGCCCTAGGTGGACATATCTTGGGAAAAAGCGGCGTTTATTATCAAACCCAAGATGCAAATCTTGCGGCAGTATACAGCCATATTAATCAACATCGTGTTGATAAAGTTGAAACATTTTTGGAGACAATTCTAGGTGATTAAAGATTCTAACCACGAGTGCGACTTTTGCGGTAAAAGCAAAGAAAGCGTTGAGAAACTCATCGTCGGCGGATCAAGTGCAATCTGTAATGATTGCGTTGAGCTATGCATTGATATCCTTAAAGATGAAAAGGATAAAAACTTTTCCACAGAACGTGATGTTATAAATCCTACTCTGATCAAAGATTATCTTGACGAATACGTTATTGGGCAGGAATCAGCCAAGATCAGTCTTAGTGTAGCAGTCAGTCAACATTTTAAACGTATTAATCATCCCAGTAAAACTATCAAGTTGGAAAAGACCAATGTGCTAATGTTAGGTCCCACTGGCTGCGGTAAGACCATGTTAGTACGCAAGATTGCCGAATACTTGGATCTGCCTTTTGCTATCTGCGATGCCACTGGCATTACTGAAGCAGGTTATGTTGGTGACGATGTAGAAAGTATTTTAACTCGACTAATGGCTGAGGCAGACGGTGATGTAGAAAAAGCCTCACGTGGCATTGTCTACATTGACGAAATTGACAAGATTGCTCGAAAGGGCGAAAGCGTAAGTATTACTCGTGATGTTAGCGGCGAAGGTGTACAGCAAGCTCTGTTGAAAATGATTGAAGGTAGCATCATGCGCTTGCCAACAACCGGCAAGCGCAAGCATCCTGGAACAGATATGCAGGAAATTGACACCAGCAGCATATTGTTTATCTGTGGTGGCGCATTTGTTGGCATGGACAAGATTATTGAAAAGCGTACAAATGGACGAAGCGTAGGATTTCATTCCGCTGTTGCCAGCTCAGAGAAAACTGACAACATATATCAACAGGTTACTACCAAAGACATTATCCAATATGGATTTATTCCTGAATTTATTGGGCGGTTTGGGCTTATTACAAATGTAGATGAACTTACCATAGACAATCTAGTTCAGGTCCTGAAAGAACCTAAAAATAGTATCATCAAACAATATCAATATATTTTTGAATTAGACAAAATTGATCTAGTATTTGACGACGATGCACTGGTTGAAATTGCACGCCAGGCAAAAGATTTAAAGACCAATGCTCGTGGTCTAAAAAATATCATTGAAAAAACATTGTTGGCTTATCAATTTGATGCTATTAATCTTGTAGAACGTGGCCTAACAAAGATTGTAATCACTAAAGATACAATTAATGGCATGCCTGCTACTATGATATTTAATAATACCAATAAGAAAGCAAATGCAAAAAAATAAAAAGCCCATGGGAAATAAAGTGGTAGTAGGCGATATGCCACTGGCTGTGGCACTGAGAAAATTCCAACAAAAAGTAAAAGACAGCGGTATCCTTGATGCAGTTAGGGATAATAGTCAATATGAAAAGCCTACCACTACACGTAAACGAGCCAAAGGTGCAGCACGAGCACGTTGGTTAAAAAAACTACGTGATCAAGAACTGCCCAAGAAGCTTTTTTAATATATAATTAATAGTATGAACAATGAACCAAAATTAGATGAATTATTAAATGGCGCAGCTAGCGCATGGGTAGGTCATCGTGAATTTGCCATTTGGTTAGTTAAACAAATGAATCCTGAAGTTACTGTTGATCTAGGAGTAGATTATGGACACAGTACATTTATATTGGCTGCTCCTGATATTGGAAAAGTTTACGGAATAGATAGTTTTGAGGGCGACGAACATGCTGGAACACGGGATACATACAGCTATGTTAATTACACAAAGAATTTTTTTAATTTTGACAATACCACGTTTATCAAAGGATACTTTGATAAGGTAGCAGAAACATGGACACAAAAAATTGACATCCTGCACATTGATGGATTACATACCTACGATGCTGTCAAATATGATTACGAGACCTGGAAGCAATTTCTTAAAGATGACTCTGTAATATTATTTCACGATGTTGAAGCATTCAAAGATAGTGTGGGTAAATTCTTCAATGAATTAGATCTACACAAATGTCAATTTGATCATAGTGCAGGTCTAGGAGTTGCTAGTAAAAATCCCAAAATAATCAATCTAATTAAAGACACTTTTAATTTAAGAAAAAATATAGCAGTATTCTTTCATATGCTTGATTGGCCCCAAGGGCGTCAAATACTTGAATCACAAATTGATACTATAGTTTCATCTGAAATTATGGAACATAGTCAGTTGTTTTTTCACTGCAATTATGATATTGCCAACTATCGGTGGCTACAAGAAAGATTACACAATTATAAGAACGTCATGTACATAGATAAGGGAATACACCCTAGAGATTACGAAGTTTCAACACTGATGCATCTCAAAGAGTATTGCGACAATGATCCCGGGGAATCTCATATTTTATATCTCCATCATAAAGGCATAAGCAAATCAACCAGTGAGCCAGTTAGAGATTGGCGGGATCTAATGATGTATTTCAATGTGACACAATGGCGCGACTGTGTGGAAAAGTTGGATCAAGGATATGATACCGCAGGAGCAATATGGCGTGGGAATTATCATTATCCTCATTACAGTGGAAACTTCTGGTGGGCCAAGAGCAGTTATATAAAGAGATTACCAGTTTTTCGCATGCCAGGTGAAAATGGTTACCAAAGCCAATTTGGGTTTGTTAATTCTCCTTACAAAGAAGATGCAGAATTTTGGTTAGGATTAGGCAATCCCAACCCATACTGTTTCTACAATAGTGGTCTTGATCATTATGAACAACTGTGTCCGCCCGAACTATATAGAAAATAAATTCAGTTGACACTGCTGATTAAAATCTGTTATACTAGTATTTTAATAGAAAGATAATCATGGCTAAACATTTAATGGTAGATTTAGAAACAATGGCTGTTTCTCCAAATGCAGTAGTGCTCTCGGTGGGTGCTGTACATTTTAACCCTTATGGAAATGGATATGGTGATAAACTTTACTTTCG